TCCCGAATCTTTGGCGAGATGGTCTTCTGATCGATCTGAATCTCAACGGGATTCTTGTTGTCCTCATACACGATGGATTCATTGCAGATATCATCGATTGCCATCTCCACCTCTGGGTAGAGTGCCATCTCGCGATACTTGCGGATCATGTCGCTGGTAGCCTTTATGCCACCATCGAAATCCATGTATGAACTGAAATACACACCCGATGAAATAGGCAAAGCCCCATCATCGAACTGAGGAGGAGCAAACGATGCGTTTGCCGACAACTCCTGCTGATTCTCCGTAGGGGCTGCTTTGCCGCCAGAGCGACTGAGAGTATAACCAAAAAGTTCAAATGCCATTCATCACTCCGTTTTGTTATTAGCCAACACCAGGCGTACCGATTGCTGTCGGTGGGACAGATACAACACTCTGACTTGCACCCTGTGTGAGCGGAGCAAGACCAACCTGATTGCTCACTGGAGTCACAAGACCATCGTATGGAATGAAGTAGGAGTAGGCAAGAGTCACGCTGAACTCTTCGATCTGATCCGTTGCTTCATATGAAAGTTCGATTGGCGAGATGTCGGTTGGGAAGCAACCGATCAACTTGTATGCCTTGATGGGCTTGCCGTTCCTATCCAACTGATTGACTGTCCAGTCGGCAAATGCCGTTCCTGCGAATGCATCGAAAGATGCGACTGCGGTGTTGCTTTCCATTCCCTGCAACGAGTCGAGCCATCTCTCAAACCTGTTTCGCAGGTCGAATGCAGAGTCATTGATGATCGTGATCGACCAGTCTGCAAACTGACGATCTCCTGGCAACTTGATTCGTCTGCCGCGATATGGCACTTCGATGACTCCAAGAGCCTGACCTGGAAGGGATGCTGACTTGACAAGGAATGGAACCTTGTCATTGCTGCCCTGTGGACCGATTCTACCGTCAACTTCGAAGAGCGACGGCTTGACACCAGCACCGACCATCTTGCGAGCAAAGTTGTTGATGTTCATTCTAGATTCTCCCTGTTATCTCTATTTATTCGATTACCGTTAGATTGAAATCACTTCTTGCCGCAATGAAGTTCAACTGGATGAAGTTGATGGACTTCAATGGCTTAATGTAGATGTCTGCGACGAACTGATTCCTGTCGATCACTTCTGCTGTGTTGTTGGACTCGTCACACACGATCTTGAAGTCAGAAATGCCGCGCTGCGCGACCACGCTTCTTAGATATGGTGTGATGAGATCGCGGAACTGAGCGCGGGTGAACTCGTCGTTGAACTCGAACAACGAGTACTTCGCTGCCTTGGCAATAGCCTTCTCAAGGGCAATGAACACTCTACGCACGTTGATGCGGTCGAATGCACTTGGCTTTACGAGAAGGGTTTTGTCACCGAACAGCACGGTTCCCGTTCCATCGTTGAACTCCGTGAAGAAGTTGATCTGATTCTTGTAGAGTTCGTCGCGATCAACCTTGGTGAACTTAGTTTCAAGACGAATCACGTTCTTCAATATGCCTCTGGTGAATCCTGCTGGAGACTCCCAAGGAATCTCCTGAGCGCAGAGAATGCCAGCGACATCGGATGAAAGAGACATCTTCCGTATCTGATTGTTGAAGGTATCGAAGAACAACTTGCGCCCCGCAACAAGCACTGTGTACGAGTTGCTTGGGAGGATGAGGTTGTTCTTTCTGAAGTTTATCGTCTTAGACGCAGAAGTGGCAGTGTGCTGCGTTGATGATGATGGAGATGGAGTTGGGACGACAAACAATGTGTCCTTCCTTGGTTCAATGACTGCATCATAGATCGACTGCTCTATCAGAGTTGTATTGCTGTCGGCATCATTGGTCAGGCTTGATTCTGGAAGGAACAAAACATCAACTGCATTGTCATCGTCCGCAAAGATCGAATAACCTTCGATAAGTTCGGACTCAGTTGCAGCAGAAACGCTGGATTCACCATACTCAAGGATTGAATCGTAGAATCCAGTCCTATTGTAGGTTATGCCACCGATGACGTATCCAGTGTAGATGTCTCCGAATGCAGTGGTTGCAGTAGAATCTGCATTGCCGCCACCAGTAAATCCAAATGCCTTTGTGCAGTAGATATACCTTGAGTTGTTGTTAATGTAGTCCTTGTAGTATATCGACTCATTGTTCAGATTCTTTGCATCAACTGCCTTTGATAGTAGTTCGAACTTCTCAAGGACTGCCCCTCTTGGACCGAACTTTCCTTCGACATCCACGACAGCGATGCTGATCTCGTCATTGCTTCCGCCAACCGATGATGCAAACTCCGATGTTCCTGGATTCTTATCGAAGATGAATGAACCTTCGTAGTTTACATTTTCGGATGTTTCCGTGGTCGATTGTCCGCGGAAATCGCCAAGTTGGACTATACCATAGGCAAAGTTGTTTCTGATACCAGTTATTCCACCACTTGAATCGAAGTTAATCGTTGCAAGTGTCAAAGTACCATCCGTGTCAATGGTTCTAAGGCTTCTGGCACCAGTAAGCCCACCAATCAAATTGACCCAACCAAATCCATTGTTTGGGCTTCCGTCCAAGAATGATGGTATACCAGACCACCGATTGACATATTCCATCAATCTATAATCATCATTGAAGGCAGTTAAATCAGTAGTTGGGAAATTGGCAGAGGAGAGGTAATCTGATATATTTCTAGAAGCATTGAATATACTATTTTCAAAATTGGATGGTATACCATTACTTTCTGTTGGTACTATTCTCCAGATTGTTTTGCTACCCAATGCACCGAAACTTCTAACCTGTCCTGGTCTGAAATTCGGGAAGAAGTTGGTATTATCAAATTCCCAGAAAAGAAAGTCAACTTTTCCTGGAGTTGAACTTGGAAGCATGAATTCTCGCAAGTAGCCAGTACCTGCTATACCAAACTCATGAATTGGATTTGTTTCTCTTCCAATGCTGGAAGAGGGTAGACGAAGTGGAATCACATTGGTATTATTCCCATCGGGATTCGATCCATCTTGCATCAGACTTCGGTTGCTTGCGGTCGTTCCAGTAGCATACAGAAATTTTCCTAGTGGTGCTTGACCGTTTCCTGCATTACCTTCAGATGTGAAGAAATTGATGAACTCCTGTGCGCTGTCAAAGTCAGGAGGCACATCAAATGTGATCATTTTCCAGTTAAACTGACCGAATGTAAAACCACCGTTCAGCGATGAGATGTTTGTTGCTATTGGAGTAAATGTTCCTGTTGGGTTGTCGTTTTCGTCTATGTTTTCGACAAGATCGACAAACTGAGCCTGCAAGGTGACTCCTGCCGTTCCAAAACTTATACCAGGCATTGATAGACTGGAATACCCACCAGAAACAGTGTAGTCCCTGAAACCAGCATTTGTACCTGTGGTGGTTATCAGTGTTTCCGAAGTAACACCGTCAAACACAATGACTCCAAGTGCATTGCCGAAGTTACCCGGATAACGAGCCTTGAAGAATGATGTTGGTTCAATGCCGTTGTTTCCTGAGAAGCCGCCCAAGTCACGGAAAGCATCTTCATTCTCAATGGTTGCATGGGTAACGCTGCCGATCCAGGTTATGCCGGGATCAGCAGAAACAGCATTGTAGTCTCCTCCCTGCACAAGACGAACAAGCCGTAGGTTGCTTGAATAGCGGAGGAAGTTCGATGCAGCAAGGAAGTCCGAATTACCAGCAGTATCGAACTGATCAAGCGTCGGCTTGCCGAAGATTTCTGCAAGTTGACTCTCTGTGCTTACGGTTGTAGCGACAAGACCTGGACCCCAGTTGAAGATTCCAGCCATTCCGCCTCGGTTGAATGCCTCTGGCTGAACAAACTGAGAAAGATCGATCTCAGAAACCTTGACTCCCGGACTTAGTTGGGTTGGGATTGGACTAGCCATTTTCTCTCCTCTTAGATGATCTCAGTGAATGCGCTGTCTGTTCTTGTCGCGATGAAGTTCAACTGGATGAAATTGACGCTTCTCGTAGGCTTGATGTAGATGTCTGCAACGAACTGGTTGTTGTCGATCACTTGTGCAGTGTTGTTCGTTTCATCACAGACAACCTTGAACTCGGTGATGCCTCTTTGAGCCTGAACGCCGCGCAAGTATGGAATGACGAGATTCCTGAACTGAGCGCGAGTGAACTCATCGTTTAGTTCGAACAAGGAATATTTAGCCGCAGTTGATATAGCCTTCTCAAGCGTAATGAACAATCTACGGACATTGATGCGGTCGAATGCACTTGGCTTCTTCAACATGGTCTTGTCGCCGTAGAGGACGGTTCCCTCTCCGCTGAATGTTGCCACGGGATTTACACCCGCGACATAAAGGAGATCACGCGATGCCTGATCGGGATTGAATGCCAACTTGATCACGTTCTTGATCTGCCCACGGCTCAGTCCTGCGGGAGAGTACCATGCCTGAGTATTGAACTCAGTCCTTGCACAAAGACCTGCTATGTCCGGATTCAACGGAATGTAGCGGAAGATGTCGTTGTACTTGTCGTAGATATACTTCCATCCGCTGTCCATCACGACATACGACGAGTTGATGTTGTACGTCTGATTCCTGCGCGTGGTGATCGCAGTAGTTGCAATGGGTTGAGACTTGTTAAGAACGTCATCTAGTTGCGGAGAGACGAACAGGACGCAATCTTTTCTATCTGCTGCGATATCTGCAAGCAGACGAACCATAGTGGAGTCTGCTCTACCCGATATCAGTAGGGAGATATCGACATTGTCCCTATCGGCAAATCTGCTATATCCACCGACATACAGCCTGTCGGTTGGTGTGGTTGCTGCCGATGCTCCGCTTAACGAGAACCGAGAGACATTTGCGGCTGTGTATCCCACGGTTACATCGCTAAATGAAATCGATAGATCGGCGGGGATGGCTGCTCCCCAAAGACTCTCGACATCTCCTGCCCAGACATAGTTGGAATTGTTGTTGACAACACTCTTGAAATAGTTTGGCGCACCGTCGTTGTTCTTGGCATCGTATGCCTTGGAGACATTCTGAAAGACCTCAAGTACGGTTCCTTCCGTTCCTGTGAAGTCTCCATCCTCGTCAACGACAACTATGTTCAGTTCGTCGTTTGCTCCACCACGATTGGTTGCCTGTGTGCTTGTCTCGGCAGTCAACTGAAATAGATCTGCATACTTGCTGCGGTATTTAACCGTAGCACCACTTGGGATGGTGCTTGCAACAAAGTTCTTGACGGTTGCGGTCAATCCAGTCGCAGACTCAACGAAGAAGGTTTGTGAGAAGTTGCTTGTTGCAAATATCAACTTGTCATCCACTTCGAAAGTTCCACCGATGGTGGTTGTGAACTTGATGATGTCTGTACCTACAGCGGCTGTTGCAGCGGTCGTGAGATTTGCCTCTCCTGCTCCATCCAACACAACAACTTTGAGCGAGTTACCCAAAACTCCAGGATATTTCGCGTAAAATGGCTCGGTAAGAGAAGCAGAATCAAGAATATCCTCATTCAGGAAGTGAAGCCCCGTAGTACCTGCTGAGTTTGCATTTGTCTCATCGGAACCGACTACGCGAACCACGCGAAGGTCGCGGCTGTACTGTAGGAAGTTTGCCGCGCAGTGGAAATCGATTCCGTTCTCATCGCGGAGGGGCTTTCCGAAGATTGCCACAAGTTGATCTTCATTCGTAACAGTCGTTATCTTTTCTGCTGGACCCCACTGAAACACACCGGCGATTGCTCCCGTTGCAGTTGCGACATTAGGAACTATCGTCGTGATATCAATTTCCGAAAAGTTCACACCAGGGCTAAGTTGTACAGGTAGTCTGCTCATTTGGTTCTCCCGATGAATCTACTCGGATATGTAGGATTTTGAGTATTTGGAATCAATACCACCCTGAATGATCAGATTGCCTTTCGCGGAACCATTGGGTGCCATCGGACTCTGTTGTCGCGGGTTGGTCGTCCATGCCATCGTCTATGAAACCAAAGGGGGTCATTTCCTCCTCAAGTTTGTTGATGGTTTCCTGATATATGTCCTTGCGGATGTCCATTGAGGAAAGATCCTTGAAGTACGGCTGAGTTGACAGCCACCCAAAGAGTACAAGAGTCATGACAAGATCGTCGTTGTATCCAACCTCTGCCTCAAAGGAGTTCTTCTTGGCAACGAAGGCAAATAGTTCCTTGATGACATCGAAGTCCTGAATGACAAGCCTGTCTGCCTCAACAAGCGACTTGAGAATGGAGCAGCCAGACCTCTTGACCACCTCGGTGGTCCTTACACCGAACTGACTGGTGCCTGATCCAAATCCTCCGTCGAGAACCTGACCCTTCCTGCCTCGCATGGTGGATGACAGCAGGTTCTCGTACTCAAGTTCAGCATGGAGGACATCGGCAACCTGTCCACCCATGTCGTTGATCTCGACAAGCACATGGGCATTGTTGTACTGCTTTGCCGCAACATGGATGGCATTGGGAAACACCAAGGGGGACATGGTGTTGTTCCTGAAGGTAGCCACCAACTTGTAAGGGGCTGTCGTTATGTCTATAACGCTGAATGCTGAATAGTCCTGCCCTGTGCCGCGAGAGACATCGACCGTCATGACATAGACATGCTTCTCCTCTGGCTTGGC